GCGTAAGTCCTTTCGGGCTAGGCACAATTGCGATGCGGTGCAGAAGAAGAAAGATGTATTTGCCCCAAGCTATTGGTCTTGCAAAAACTGGTAATCTATTATGATACAAGCACCTAATGCCGGAAGAAAACAATTTTCCTTGATTCCTCAAGTGGGCGGCAATCTCCCGCAACAGCCGAGAAGACCTGTTGACCCTTTTTCTCCGATGAGAACGTCGATGCCTAGACAATCCCAACTTCCTCCGATGCCAATGCCTAGGCCAGATTCAATTCCCTTTTTGCCACCTATATTCGGCGGCGGGCAAATGCCTCCGCAGGCGCCCCCTCCGCAACAACCCAGAGCACGGGCGGGCGGGATTTCGGACTTGTTGGCGGGGTTACAAGGCGGCGGAAATAGCTCGTTTTATGATCAAATGGCTCCACCCCCATCCGAAGCAGGGCCGTCGCCTTATGCTGACTTTCAGTATCTTTTGGACACTCCCGCTAGTGAACGCGGCTATGGTTTTGTACCAACGACTGTAGATGAGGGTTACGGAGTTGATTTTGGCCCAATAGATCCCAGCGAAATTGACACCAGAACTCCTGAAGAGATCGCGTCTAGAGAAGCCCTTAATAGAATGGCGCCAATGCCCAGCACTCCCACTGGAACAATAGAGCAAGTTATTTCTGACGGAATGCCGATGGAGCAAGATGTGTACGTCATGGATCCAAATTTGGGAAATAGTCCTCCAGCAAATCCTTTTCAGGCAAATGTGGACTTTATGAACAATATTGCCCAAGAGAATACCTTGGAGGGCGGTGCGAGTCCCAGCTACAGCTTTGATCCACAGACGGGTCAGTATGCTGTAGATAGCTCGTCGTATGGGCTTACTGGCGACGCGGCAATAACTTATTATAGCCCTGCGGAATTTGAGTCAGAGTTTGGAAGGGCATTAGGTAAAATGCCTAGTAATCAATCGGCAGATATTCAAGTCCCCGATATGCAAGCCCGCATTGATGAGATGCAAGCAAGGGTAGCGGCTAATCAGGCGGCTCCTGCGGCTAATCCAGCTATGGCGATGAGCCCCGAAGAACTGGCGGCTTTGCGAGAGCGAATAAGCGGCATGAACTTTGGCGGCTTTGGGGGCAACTTCAACATCCCAGCACAGGCTGTGGTTCCAGAAGCGGCGCCCAAAGTGACACCGGAATCTTTAATGGCGCAAATGCCCAACAATCCTTTTATGGGCGGCTTTGATAGAGAAGCACTTATGGCTAGGATTGAAGCCATGCAAGCTCAAAACGGCGGCAACCCAGTGAAAATGGCTGGCCCGATAACAAACAGTAATGGTCGTAACACCGCAAAGACTGTGGGCTCAAGACCAATGATGAACAGAAACCCAATGTTCCAAGGAGGAAGATAATGCCAAACGTAGACGGTAAAAAGTTTCCATACACAACCGCTGGAAAGAAGGCGGCAAAGAAAGCTATGAGTATGAACATGGGCGGCGAGCCAAAAAAAGCCATGAAGTACAACATGGGTGGCGCCGCAAGCAAAAAAATGCGCCCGCCATCAAACATGAACTGCGGTTTGTTTGGCAGAACTCAAGGCAAGATGAGCGGCGGAAAAATGAAGCCTGTCGGAATGAAGGGCGGCGGTATGCCCAATATTGGTAAAAATAATTTACGGCGACCATAATGGCTGTAAGCGGAACCAAAACATTTGAGTTAGACGTTGCTGATTACGTCGAAGAAGCATTCGAGCGCTGTGGCTTGGAGCTACGAACTGGTTACGACTTAAAATCGGCCAATCGAAGCTTGAACCTTATGCTGTCAGAGTGGGCGAATCGCGGTTTAAACCAATGGACGATCAGTCAAAAAGTTTTGCCGATGGTAAAGGGCACGGCTGTTTATACGATAGATGCCGCCAACCCAACGGCAACGATTGACGTCTTGGATGTTTTTGTGCGCGAGACAATTAGCTCTCAGGTCACAGACGTACCGATGAGCCGAATGAGCAGATCTGAGTATGGAAATCTTTCGACTAAGGATACGACGGGTAAGCCCAATCAGTATTTTGTGGACAAGCAAATTACTCCCACAATTACGGTGTGGCCTGTGCCAAGCTCAACGAACTACTCTTTATACATCAATGCTCTGACCCGAATGGATGACGCCGACGTTGGCGCCAATACTTTGCAAATGCCATTTCGGTTTTATCCGTGTTTGGCGGCGGGGCTTGCGTACTATATTGCTTTGAAAAGGGCGCCCGAAAAAGTATCAATGCTCAAGCAACTTTATGAAGAAGAGTTTGAGCGTGCTTTATCGCAAGATCAGGATCGAGTATCTTTCAGAGTGGCCCCCGATTTACGCGGCTACAATCTTAGCTGATGGCTTACGCATCTGACAGGTTGGCATACGGGGTTTGCGATATCACTGGATTTCGCTACCGTCTGCGCGATATGAGAAAGACTTGGGATGGCTTGTTAGTTGGGCCAGATCAGTGGTCGCCCAAAGAACCGCAGTTAATGCCCAAGCCAACGGCGGTAGATCCGCAGGCGCTTAAAGACCCAAGGCCAGACCCTTCATCAAACGGCAAAGATTTTTACGCAAACTTTTTAGTATACTCCACTTATAAGGATGGGGTTCTTGGCACAAAGTTGCAAACTTTTGCAATGAATGCTAATGTTGGCACAGTGGGAGTTACGATAACATGAGTTTCACGCTTGGAACACTTAAAACCGCTGTGCAGAATTATATGCAAGTTGACGAGACGACGTTCAACGCAAACCTCGACGAGTTTATCAGAGAAAGCGAAGACCGAATATTTTCGTTGGTTCAACTTCCAGAGCAGAGAAGAAATGTCGCTGGATTGTTGTCACAAAACAATAGGTTTTTGGCAACCCCAACAGATTTTTACGCGCCTTTTTCTCTGGCTGTAATTGATTCAAATAAATATCATTATTTGATTTATAAGCACCCAAGCTTTTTAAAAGAATATAGTCCAGATACCACTGTTACGGGGCGCCCGAAGTATTACAGCCTATTTGATCAGGCGTCTTTTGCATTGGCGCCAGTACCGAGCGCACAGTACAACGTAGAGCTTCATTATTTGTTCAAGCCAAATAGCATAACGCTTAACAATGACGACGCGGCTACCACGCTGTTATCCACAGAGTATTCGGATGCGCTTTTGTACGGCACCTTGGCAGAGGCCGCTATATTCCTAAAAGAAACCCCCGACGTCGTAGCTTCCATCGAGACTCGGTTTAACCAAGCGGTAGCTAGAATGAAGAACTCTAGCGAAGGCAGGGCGAGCCGAGATGAATATCGATATGATCTACTGCGAACGGGCGTTACTTGATGAAGAAACCAAAAGAACTCAAAGGTAAGAAAATAGCAATAATCGGGCTTGGCGCCTCCCAGATCGACTACATCATTGGTCTTGAAAACTCAAAGCAATGGGATGAAGTTTGGGTAATAAACTCTGCAATATCTGCATACGATTACGACAGGGTATTTATGATGGATCCTGTGAGCCGTTATCTTGATACCGAAGACGCGGGCAATCAGACAGAAGTCATGCGAAGACTGTTACCAGAAGTAACAAAACCTATTTATTCATGCGAGAAAGATGATCGAATTCCAGCGATTGTTGAATATCCACTTGCCGAAGTCTGCACAGAAGGCAAGTGTGCCTACCTAAATACTACTGTGGCGTACAGCGTAGCTTTTGGTTTGTGGGCAGAAGTTGCCGAGATGGATCTTTTCGGCATGGACTTTAGTTACAAAGAAAACATTCACTTTGCCGAAGCGGGCAGAGCTTGCCTAGAGTTTTGGATTGCCAAGTGTATCGGAGCAGGAATCAAGATTGGCGTGTCGCCAAGATCGACTTTACTTGATTCAAACGTGCCAATTACTGAGCGTCTGTATGGTTACCACAGACTTGATGATCCGCTTGTGGCTATGTCTAGCCCCGAAGGCGATTGGATATTGTGCCCTAGATCTCAATTGTCGAGTATGGTCAAAAAACACGATCTGACCACAATTACCTTGCCAACTTCGCCGGAGCCATACAAAGGATGATTGATGATAATATCGGATTTTCCATGGGAAAGATCTCAGTGGAAACCACAAACAATAAGGGTCACGACGTCGAGTTTTGGGCAGAAGACGCCACAAACAGAATTTGCGGCATCTCAGAACAGGCGGCGCCTCACATAAAAGAACAGGCGCTGGCTTTCCGAAAAGCCATTTACGGTGTTATACTAAATGGAATGAAGAGTGCAATTGCCTCTGATCGCACGACGCTGTGCAATAAGTTTTATAATATTGGGCATACAGAAATAGCAAAAATTCTCAAGGAGATGTAAATGGCTATAGCATCTGCAATAGCGATATCTTTCAAGCAACAGTTGCTTGTTGGAACGCATAATTTTACGCAAGGCGGAAATTCGTTTAAGTTGGCGTTGTACACTAGTAGCGCAAACCTTGGGGCTGGCACCACCGCCTATGTAACGACGGGTGAATCTTCGGGTACTAACTATACAGCGGCTGGAAGCGCCTTAACTAACGTCACTCCGTTCGCTACTGGCACTACTGCCGTTTGCGACTTTGCAAATTTGACGTTCTCTAACGTAACAGTAACAGCGAGAGGATGCCTCATCTACAACGATACAAATTCAGATAAAGCTGTTTGTTCGGTAGATTTTGGCGAAAACAAAACCTCAAATGCTGGAGACTTCACCGTGGTCTTCCCTAGCCCTACGGCGACTGGCGCTATTATTCGACTGGCTTGATGATATATGCCGCTGTCAAAAGTAGATTTCCAGCCGGGTATCAATAAAGAAGAGACTGATTACTCGGCATCTGGGGGGTGGGTTGACGGTAACCTTATACG